GATGAAGTTAAATTTATTATTGACAGAGATAATTTAAAAGCTTACTAATTTTTATATTTATAATTCGATGAAAACAACAGAACTTAAAAAACTAATCAAAGAAGCTGTTAAAGAAGCTATCCAAGAGGAATTAAAAGATATCCTTTTGGAAGCGGTTCGTTCCCCAAAAACAGTTGTAAACGAATCTTACGCTCAACCAAAATTAGACAACCCTAAACAATTAACATCAGAAGAAAGAAGAAATATGTTTTCTGGTATTTTAGGAGAAATGCAACAAGGGGGAACAGCAACAGCAACTTATGCTGGAAACTTTAACCCAGCAGGAACTACCCCAGGTGGTGATTTACCAGCAGGACAAGTAGGTTTAGACCAAATTATGAATTTAATGAATAAATAATGGCATTTGGAGCTAAAAAAATATTCCCTATAGATACTAAACCTGGAAAAGCGGTTGGGGTATCTCTTCCTTTTAATGCTCCGGCTGTTTTTAATTCAACGTATACTACTAAAGATGCTATAAGAAATAATTTAATTAATTATTTTTTAACAAATAAAACTGAAAGATATTTAAACCCAACATTTGGTGGTAATATTAGACAATTTATTTTTGAACAAATCACAGAAGGTAATACGGATTTATTACAAGAAACAATACAAACCGATTTATCCTTGTTTTTTCCTAATATTGAGGTCCAAACATTTAATGTACTCACATCCCCAGATGTAAACACAGTACAGATTGAATTATCTTATAACGTAATAGATACAGGAATCACAGATGAAATACAATTAGAATTTAACTAATGGCTACTAAAAAGAACATAACATATCTCAATAAAGATTTTTCTGAATTAAGATCATCTCTTATTGATTACACTAAAACATATTTTCCAACAACATACAATGATTTTACCCCAACTTCACCAGGTATGTTATTTATGGAAATGGCTGCCTATGTAGGTGATGTTTTATCATTTTATTTGGATAATCAAGTCCAAGAAACATTCTTACAATATGCTCGCCAAACAAATAACTTATATGAGTTGGCTTACATGTTTGGTTATAAACCAAATGTAACCCAAGTAGCCACTACAGATATTAATTTTTACCAGTGGGTACCTTATACTACAAGTGGTAGTTCTAGAGTTCCCGATTTTAACTATTCATTATTTGTTGATTCTAATGCTTCAGTTAACCAAAGTACAGTAAATAATGTCCCTTTCTTAATTGAAGATCCTATCGATTTCTCAGTATCAAGTTCCTCAGATCCAACTGAAGTAACAATTTACGAAATCTCAGGTACTGACCCTGTTAAATTCTTATTAAAGAAAACTCGTAAGGCAATTTCAGCAACAATTAATACAATATCATCATCATTTACAGCCCCAGAAGAATTTACAACACTAAATATCAATGATTCGAATATTATTGGTATTTTAGATATTATTGATTCTGATGGTAATGAATGGTATGAAGTAGATTATTTAGGTCAAGAAATGGTATTTAATTCAATTAAAAATACTAATGTAAATGACCCAAATCTATCCCAATACTCAGGCGACACACCTTACTTACTAAAATTAGATAAAATACAACGTAGATTTGCTACTCGTTTTTTAAATAGCGGTTCACTCCAAATCCAATTTGGATCAGGCACAGTTAATGACAACGATGAACATATCATTCCTAACCCAGATAATGTAGGTATTGGTTTACCCTTTGAAAAAGATAAACTTAATCAAGCCTATTCACCCTCGAATTTCTTATTTACAAAAACATATGGTATTGCTCCATCTAATACAACTCTTACTATTAGATATTTAACTGGTGGTGGAGTAACATCAAATGTACCATCAAACTCATTAACTTCACTCTCAGGAAATATAAAATTTTTAAATAGTAATATAGCTAACACTTCAACAGCCCAACAAGTATATAATTCATTAGCTGTAACTAACCCGTTTGCTGCTGATGGTGGTGGAGATGGGGATTCTGTAGAAGAAATTAGACAAAACTCATCAGCAAATTTTGCTTCACAATTACGTAACGTAACACAAGATGACTATTTAGTAAGAGCACTTTCAATGCCTGCTAAATATGGAGTTATTTCTAAAGCATATATTGAACCTACTAAGGCCCAAACGATATCGGCTGGTGAATCTAATTCCGTATTAGACTTATATATATTGTCTTATAACGCGGATAAACAATTAATCACCGCGTCACCCGCTTTAAAATCCAATGTAACTAAATACATTTCTATGTATAGAATGGTTAATGATGCCGTTAATATTAAAGATGGATTTATTATTAATATTGGAGTTAATTTTGACATAATTGTCCTCCCAGATTATAATAGTAACGAAATATTAATTAAGTGTATTAATGCTTTAAAATCATATTTTGCTATTGATAATTGGCAACTTAACCAACCTATTATATTGAGAGATATCTATGTTTTATTAGATAGAATTGAAGGAGTACAAACTATAAAAAATATAGGAATTGTTAATAAAGTTGGAGAAAGTTTAGGATATTCTCCATATGCCTATGATATTAGTGCTGCTACACTTTCAAATGTAATTTATCCTTCACTTGATCCTTCAATTTTTGAAGTTAAATACCCTAACACAGATATTCAAGGTAGAGTAGTACCTTTATAAATTAAATAACGATGGCCGTATATAAAATATTTCCGAGCAAAGACGCTACACTTTATTCAATGTTCCCTGAAATGAACACGGGGTTGGATGAAATTATTGAAGCTACACAAACATCAATTGCTCCTACAGACCCAAACCCTCAAACAAGTCGATTTTTAATTAAATTCGATCAATCCGATATTGAGGATATAATTAACACTAAAATTGGGGGTGCTGAATGGGATGTAAATCTACGTTGTTTTATTGCTAAAACAACCGGTTTAGAATTAGATACTACTTTAGATGTTTTAGCAGTATCTGGCGCTTGGGATATGGGAACAGGTAAATACCTAGATTCCCCTGTTTCAACAGATGGGGTATCTTGGAGATACCAAACCTATTCAGGTAGTTCTATATGGAATGTTACACTTCCCGGAGCTAATGTTACCGCATCTTATGATACTAATTATGCCCCTCTAGGTGGTGGAACTTGGTATAACCAATACAAATCGGGTTCATTGAATGCTTACTTGTCATCGTCTCAAGTATATTCTTATGCTCAAGATAAAGATTTAGATGTTAGTGTTAAACCAATTATTGAAAATTGGATAGCAGGTAAAATAGATTATTATGATTCGGCTAATGATGTCTTATCAAATACAACATCAAGTATTTCTTGTTCTAATGAGGGATTTATTGTAAAACAAAAAGTTGAATGGATTAATAACAATGATTACCAACCAGAACTTAAATTCTTCTCAATTGATACTCATACAATTTATCCTCCTTGTTTAGAATTTAAATGGGATGATACAATATATACACCTGATAATCTCCCAGTATTAAGTAATCAACAATCAGTATTAACATTAGCAGAAAATCCTGGAGAATTTTATCCACAGAGTGTTAATAGATTTAGAATAAACGCTCGCCCTGAATATCCAATAAGAACATGGCAGACATCATCTTTATATACTACTAACTATGCGTTGCCTGAAAATTCATATTGGGCTATTCAAGATTTAGATACTAATGAGTATATTATCGATTTTGATACAACTTATACTAAATTAAGCTGTGACCCTAGTGGTAGCTATTTTGATTTATATATGAGTGGGTTACAACCACAGAGATATTATAAGGTATTAATTAAAACTGAACTAGATGGTTCAACAATAATTTTTAATGATCAATACTATTTTAAAGTAATTAATGGGTAATGGCAATAGTTCAATTAAATAAAGAAGTATTAAATAAAAATCAATATGAACAAGTAATAGATACTTCGTTCACTCAATTAATTCCGGTACCTCAAGCTTCGCAAGTAGTTTTTATACCTTCAATTAATGAGTTTTTTGATTATTATAATGCTTTATTCTTCCAGATACCTAAACTTGGAGAAAACCTATCTCATGAGTACCTTGTTAAAACTAGTGGTGTTTATGTAGGTGAAACCCAAGATGATTCTACCATTCAAGCATTGATAGAAGAAATCACCCAATTAAGAACCGAAAATTTAGCTTTACAAGAACAAATAAACGGCCTTCAGTCATAAAATTGAATGGAAGAACAAATTAACATACAATCCCTAAACCCCGAAACTTTTGAGTTTCAGGAATATTCATTACAAGATACTACTTTAATTAGTAAAAATATAGTAGGAACTCAATTTAATCCTTCAACAGATTATATTGAGTATTTTGTATATGATATTAATGGTAATATTGTAATAGATCTTACAAATAATTATTCAAATTATTCTATTTTAGATAATCAATTATCTATTGATCCTGTAGCTGATTTAAAAGCCGTAGGATATGAGCAAGGACAATACAATGTATTATATAATATTTTACAATCTAAAATTAGTTCTTCACCAAACTCACGTTTCTTTATAGATGAAATATCATCAGATAGAACTGAAAT